TACCTAACTCAGCTATAACTGTAACGCTGTGGCGAGTTGGCTGTTAGGGGGTGCCGGGTCAATTAAATTAATCTATCCTAGTTAAAAGCCCATTCCAATAGGGTTCCTACTGGTCGCTCTGATCTAGCTGTGACACCTATGCACACAGATGTGCAAATGATTACACAAAGGAATACATATGAATACAGGCGTAAGTCTTTGATCTATCGTGCTTTTTTGGTCAAGTTGATTTTTTTCTCTCAAATCTTTTTTTTAAAAGGGCGAGGGCGAATACTTTGTTTAAATACTATAAATCCTTTGGTGAATAAGTTTTGCTATCTCCACCTAAAAGTTTAGCTATGCGTTCCTTAATATCTTCTCTCGACATGCTATCAAGATTCGCATTGATGTTTAGTGATTGAGTCTTATGAACTGACAAACCTGCCAGTTGATTAAGCTCTTTGATTGCTGACACTGCTGCATTAAGCTGTCCTGATTCAAACGCTTCTTCAGTAATCTTCCATAACATCGTGCCAGTCTTTTGTGGTGTGATCGCATACTTCTCTGCTAACTCATCTTGTCTGATCCTAATAGCTTTGGTTACATGTGGTTGATCTTTACCATTGAGCATCTTGTTAGCAGCCACAGCAGGAAACTCATACCCTGCTCGTCTAGCTGCTTCTGTTTGCGAACAAGAACCCTCAGTGTAATGCCAAACAAATGCGTTCTGCATTTCAGTCAAGCCTAGCTCAGTGTCCTTCTCAAATTGCTTTGGAGCTTGACTAATTGGTTTCTTGTCTTTGTTTGGTCGTCTGCTCATCTAATATACTTTCTTCACCTCATAGTTGAAGTCTTCAACACTACTGAACTCATAAGCCTGACCATTAATATCTGTACCTGACAAATACTTGTTGTTGATCTTCTTAATCTTTTTCAATTGAACCATGATATGTGTCCTGCCATTGGGAAATCTTTTGCCATCTTGTAAGTAAATGGTGACATTATATTGTTCTTTGATGATCTTTTGAATCCACTCAGGCAATGTGCTGATTGCTGACATTACTTTAATCCCTCAAAGATCACTTCATCTTTCTTTCTACGATCTTCAAAGACTTTGATCTGTCTGCCACCAGTCAATGTGTGAACCCAATGATCGTCACCAAAAGTGTGAGATAAACCAACTACTTTAGATTGCTCTTGTTCCTCTGCTATCTCTTTTCTTCTTTTTTCTACTACTTCTTTGTTCTCAGTCATTCTGTCTACTCCTTGGCTTTCACCATTATTTAAAATCTATCAGTGTACAGTGTGCAGTGTATAGCTACCTCAACACTCTTCTACATATACCTCGTATAAACCCCTATTTGTACTGTTATATACCATATATATATTATCTTATATACTATATACTAACACTACCTATAGGCTTAAACCCTTATTCTATATGGTTTTCTTAACAGTGTGGCAAACAGTGTATAGTAAGACCCCACACTTAACCATTATCGTTTTATGTATAAAAGTATAAATCATTATACATGACCACTTTCATCACTATACCCTTTTTTACCATCGTTCTTTAAAAAAAAGAGTCGCACATAATATTTCCTGCACAATGCCAGTGCTGTAAAAACCACTGTCTGTGTTAGGGCAGTTGCACCCACATTGAACTCCATGTTTGTCGTGAAGGTTAAGACAGTAAACGCTATTGGAAAGGATATGATTAATCCAATCCCCACATCTACGATGCTCTCCTTTGCAACTTTATTGTTTATCATTCGCCTCTGAGTCTTCACCTTCCTCATCTTTGATACCACTGGCGAGTGGTGTGGTGACAATCACCTGTGCATCACACTCAGGACAGTGCAGATTAGTTTCCAACATAAACTGACCATCCTCATCTACGATGTTGTGGTCGCCACCCCAAATGAGGTCATGATTGCAATGCCAACATTTCATGTTTGTCTCCATGTATTCCTACCTGTCACCATGAACCCCATAAAATTAAAACTCTGCCACACCTTGGAGACAACACCTATCTCATTAAGCTCATTCATCAGTTCTTGTTCTGTCTTACAGTACATACTGACTGATAACTTTAAATCTTTATCCAATATCTCTGTGTCAGTAAAACCTTTACGCTTTTCTTGGATGTGCAACTTGTGAATAATTTGCTGTAATCTTGAGTCATTCAAAAAAACTTTCTCTGCGATCAGCAAAATAGCTCCTGCATCTAACATGGGCTTGATAATGTTGAGCACACGCTTTCTTTGATGTTTACCCAAGAACTGTAAGAAAAACATGCTTACAATCACTGAGGATTGATGGATTTCAGATAAAACAGACTCACAATCACCTTGTATAAACAAAAAACCATCTCTTCTTTGTTCCATATCGACTGTATCGATCCCCATGTACTCACAAGTGGGTATTTGATTGAGACTTGTTAAGAATCTACCTGTAGAACATCCTAAGTCCACCACAGTGCTCTCAGGTTGTGCATATTCATGGGTGATATTGCGAAAAATGTTATCTAGGGTCAGAAAGTTTGGTATTGAAAGTTCTATGTGTTTCTCAAAGTCTGTGATGTCATTAAAATTAAATCGTTTATCTTCCATTATATTTCTCCATTATGAACTTGTTTGATTCGTGATCCTAACCACTCCATGATATTAACTGACATGGCTCGACCACATGCTTCATAGCGTTTTGATACAGGACACTCTTCTTTAGGTTTACCTCTGTATGGAATCTGTGTGTAATTATCAGGGAGTCCTTGCAATCTTTCACACTCAACAGGAGTGAGTCGTCTAATGATGTCGTTTCTTTTGATTGATTCACGAAACACTATAGGTTGTCTGTTACCACCAGTCATGGCTGTCAGTGACCAAGACACATCATTTTCATTCCAAGGAGCTCCATTAGAACCAGTCTGACTATCTCGCATCATAATCGTAGGGTCTTTTACTACAACAGCACCCTGTTCCATTGAGAATCGACCACCTGCTGTTAATGTAGAACTTACTCTTTGTTCTTTGAACTCTTCGACATAGTTTCCATCTCTGTCTGTTTTTCGCCAGTATTCTGTATCGCTTTCTCCAATGTTTTCTTCAGACTTTTGGGCAGTGGTTTTTTGTGTTCTTCTGCTCGGCTTAAAATCCTTTGACATTGGTTGGTTGTCAAATAATACTTTGGCAGGACTTTTCCAGTCTCCTCCAATATGTCCGATAACGAAGATACGCCTTCTTCTTTGTGGGAGGGCGTTTGGAAATCGTTGTGTTCTGACATGTTCAGTGTTAAGAACCCTGTAGGCGAACCCATACCCGAGTTCTGCCAATGACCCGAGAAAGGTGCCAAGGTCTTGTCCTCCATTACTTGACAAGATACCGGGCACATTTTCCCATACCACCCATGTTGGTTGCAATCGTTCAATAAGCTTAACAAACTCAAGTGCGAGGTTTCCTCTATCTTCTCCAAGCCCTTTGCGAAGCCCTGCAATACTGAAAGTTGCACAGGGTGTTCCTCCGACGAGGAGAACAGGTCGGGTTGGTAAGTCTGATGCTTGGATTTTGGTGAAGTCTTCATAATTTTTAATCTCCGGGTAATGATATTGTAATACAGCAGACCTAAATGGGTCTATCTCAGCCAAACCTATACATTCATAGCCAAGTGGATGCCATCCCAGTCCTGCTGATTCTATGCCACTGCAAATTGAAAGATATTTGATGCTCATTTTAAAACTCTTTTAATTTCACCCAATCTCTACAAATGTCCATGATTCTGCTTCTGTTCTTAAAATTGATTTCCTCATCATCTAGCAAAGTCTCGAAAACCTTGTTGATTTGTGAGTCCAACTGTAAGTTAGAGTGGTTTTTTACTTTATCAAATAGCTTAAATTCATCAAAAGCAACTCTTACATGAAATTTCTGTTTAGGTTTGTTTATTTCTTGCCAACCTTTTGTATAAAAAAACTTTTTAACATTATCAGATAGATATGGGCTGTAAAAAATCTTATCGTAATTTTTTGCTAATCTGTTGTGCCAATCGTAACCTGCCCTATTTTCTTGTTTAAAGTAATCATCTCTAAATTCATTCAGCAACTCTAGGGTTTGGCTATAGTTGATGATGGCTTTTTTTGATACTCCATAATATCCATCAGCAGCCCACCCGGACAATACATACTTTTCTTTTATTGTTGGATAAACATATAAAAAAGGATAAACACATTCAAAATGAGTTTTTTTAATACAACCCATTTCCAATAACCTATAAAAATCTTCTTTAAGATTGCTAGTAGGAACTACAGTTCCCACAAAATTCCATCCCATAGTCTCTGCTACTTCCTGTGCCTTATTATAGTCATAGGAATCATGCTCATCTGTCTTGAACGAATAAGCAGTAATCTTCTTTTCTAATCGTTGAGCTGAAAAACCAACACTCATACTATCCACTCCACCTGACAACAAAAGAGCAACCTCTTCATTAGGCACTGTCTCCTCAATATTCTGCATTAAAATCTTATCAATCACTAAAACACATCTCCAAATTTCTTATCAGAACTAAAACCATCGTCAGGAGTGTCATACTTTATGTCATACACCTTTTTACCATTAGTCCTTCTAGGCTCGACTCCATTTTGACTTAGGACTCGACTAGCCTCTTTAAAGTCAGGCATCCTTGGATTGGCTATGCCCATGTCTCTGAGTAACTGAGTCATTTGTACTGGTGAGGTTTTTTCAGCATCAAAATTAACATGTTGTAATAATAAATCTTCGACTGATGATTGGGTTCTGTAACCTTCATTGCTATCTTGTAACAATTCTCTTTCATCAGGTGATAAAAACCAGTTCTTTTGTCCTTGTACATACATGGTTTCTTTAACCTCAGCCCATAATTGTTGCATATCAATACCATGATTAAAGTTTATATCTGTTACAGCGATACACCAAAATCTTCTGTTACCACTGGAATCTGTAAGAAACTCCCTTGCATTGACTGAAGCGTAAAAGGCTGTTCGTCTTTGATAAGTCGTAAAAGCTCTATCATAAGGCAATCTAAGTTCATCTGTCCTAGATGTTACAAAGGCTTTGAGTTGATCTATGTCACTCTTTTTAAAAGTAGACTCTAACTCACCTAATTCTACTATCCAGTGGCTTACAGCCCTTTTGACTGAATCCTTGTCACTTGGGTTAAGGGTAGCACCCTCTAGCAACCATCCTTTATTGTAGTCACACAGTCTTTTAAACCACAGCGTTTTACCTAAACCTTGTGCTCCTTGAAAACATAGTATTCCCTCTAGTTCGACACCATTGGGCTCATAACAAGCTGCTACACAACTAATTAACCATTTCCTGAGCAACATGTCTTTCAGACTTTCAGGTGTACTCGAAGTAATTGTCTTTAAGAAATCAGGCAACCTAGATGTTCCATCCCAAGGCTTGCTTTCAATCCATTCAATGACAGGGTTGTATTCATTGGCGATCACTTTGAGATAATCTCTCACCCTAGTGTGGGGTACTCCAAGTTTGATACAACGATCTTCGATTTCTACCAAACTTGCCTCTTCTTTCATGTCAGCGATAAAATTCATGTGAGGTATTTCTATCTCCATGCGTTTTTTAATCACATTGTAATTAACATGAATGTTATGAGTCTTCATCACTCCCAACACATTCTCTTTCAGGTTCAACATTCGACCTTTTTCTGATTTTAAAAAATCTATATCTGTGGGCACATCGACAAACTTGAGGGCAGGGATAACCTCGCCACTGACAGCCCTGTGGTCGTTGTAGTCGCCTTTTGTTTCAGGCATGTGTACCTCAGCTATACCCCCTTGTTTAATGATCCACTGACAGGCTTTAACAGCCTCTTTCTCACCAGTCTTAGAGTCATCGTTATCTGCCACAAAGATGTGTCGTCTGTCTTTAAGTGTTTCAAACACGCTTTCAGCGACTTTCGATAGGTTGTAAGCATCAAACGATACAAACACAGGACATGACATGTCTCGATAAATGTCAGCACAAGTGGCGTAACCCTCCCCATAATAAATCGTGTCTGAGGTCTTGAGTATTTCTTGTCCAAGAATAAAAAAGCTACCTGCTTTTTTAGAACCAGTAAGAAAACGCTTGGTGCCATCGTCAGAGATAAATTGCATCCCCACCACACTGAGATCATTGTTCAACATGGGAATCATTAAGAGTCCTTTGTCATCCACCTTCAAACCATAAGATAAAACTCCTTTGGTTTCTAAGTAGGGATGTTTTTCACAATCCTCACCTTGCTCCCACATAGCTTGTGAGCGTTTAGCAGATTTAGAATGTTTTTCAGCCTTCTTAACCTCGACTTCTTTCTTGAGTCGTTCTATTTCTTCTCGTTCAGTCTTGGTAATGGTTTGGCGTTTACGATTCTCAGGTTTCCAAATCGCTGTCGGTTGGTCTGTAGATACTCTGTAATCTCCCACCCTTCCAAATGGAATACTTTGATCCATCCACAGTTGGTACCAACCTGACAGCTTCCTTTCACCACCTAAGTTAATGTAAGCACGACCAATGCTTCCATCAACCACCAAACCTTTGCGTGGATCAATCTCCATGCCTTGTTCAGATAAAAAACTTAAAAATTGTGACTCTATATCTCCTGATAAAGGTCGTTCAAAATTCTTGGAAGGTGGTCGTCTTATTTTCAATGTTTCTTTTCCCTATTGCTATCTGTCTAAAAATCTATATAATCCTACAGTAATTTACAAATAATAACAACCAATGGAGTAAAAATATTATGGGATTAACATTAAAATCAGATAGCAAAGAGTTTGAAGCTCTACCTGAAGGCAATCACTTGGGAGTCTGTTATAAGATTATAGACCAAGGGAGCAGAAATGAAACCTATCCAAGAGATGCAGAGCCAAACTCTGAAAATACTAAAAAAAGAAAAACCATTCATGTGACTTGGGAAGTACCTGAACAAAAAATGGCTGATGGTAGACCCATGAGTATTTCTAAAACTTACACTGCATCATTAAATGAAAACGCTACTTTATATAAAGACTTAGTGACATGGCGTGGCAGATCATTTAGCAAAGAAGAACTTGATGGTTTTGATTTGGATAAAATGATAGGTGCACCTGCTGATTTAGAAGTCGAGCATAACAAAGATGGTAAAGCTAGAATAAGAGCTATCTTTAAACCTGATGAATTTAAAATAACTGAGACTATTAATGCAGGGATTATCTTTGACTTAGATGTTTACTGTGAAGAGTTCTCAAGTGATAGCACTGAGGAAACCAAAGCCATGTGTGATATTTATGAAGATTTACCTGACTGGCAACAAAACCTTATCGAAGCAAGTTTTGAATTACAGGGTGCCAAAGAGTCAGGTACAAGTTTTGAAACATCTAAACCTTCTAGTGGATTAGCTGATCTTGCTAAAGATGAGCCAACCAAAGAAGTTACTGAAGATGACATACCATTCTAATTTCTGTTGGGTGACTTAGCTTTTTTGTTTAACATGATGCTTTCCCTAGTTGCCCACAGAATTCGTTATGAGTGATACCAATGATTATGTAAATGAGCCACCTCATTATTTGAAAGGTGGGATTGAGTCAATTGATTACATCAAACAACAATTAGGTGATGGCTTTAAATATTATTTAGAGGGCTCTATGCTGAAGTACAACCACAGGTTTAAATATAAAAACGATAATCCATTGGAAGACTTAAAAAAAAGCCAATGGTATCTTGATCGTTTAATAAAGGAATTATCCAATGAAAAATAAAGAAAAATTACTTTATTTAGCGAACTTAACATCATCCATTGTTGAATGTAAATCAACCTTAGAAAAATCAAAACAGTCATACATAACAATGCAAAAAACATTTACTAATGCTATGGAAACTTTTAGTAGACAAATTAATGATATGGAAGCTGTTGCTGATAGACTTGCAAAGGAAATTGATAATGACTGAAGAAGGCATCAAGTTTACAGTTTATCCATTGCCATCAGCCATGATGTTGCAACACGATTTAACTCCTGACATGGTTAATCTACTTAATAAACATTTGAATAATTTAAGAGTTGATAAAAACAAAACATCCAGTGCTGATGTGTTAGTAGGGCAAATATATTCAGGTGAACAACTCACCATGGATCATAAGTGTGATGAATTAAAACCATTCACACATCTTATGGAGAATCTAGGAGTTCAGTACATTCAACATTTTGTCAAAATGACTCGTTGTGGTGTTCATCCTAAACGATTAGAAATGGATCAACTGTGGTCAGTACATTCTTATGCAGGTGACTATAATCCAGTGCACGATCATGGTACTCAGTCATTGATGGGTATTTCTTTTACCACTTGGACTATGGTTCCACCACAAATTAAAGACAACAAAAATTTAGATTTATACAATTCATCAGGTGCAGTTGATGGGTACCTAAATTTTATTTATGGGCTCAATCAAATCATTGATCCTGAAAGACTGCGACCTGCACAAGCAAGAATAATAAAACCTGAAGTGGGTAAGCTCTTGATGTTCCCATCATGGCTACAACACATGGTTTACCCTTTTACAGGATCAGGTGAAAGACGAACAGTGGCAGGCAACTTAAACTGTTGGGATGTAACACCTGAAGAAATGGAGCAATCAAAAAATGGAATTTAAAGAAGGCGTTTACGCAGACTTACCCTTTGAGGAATACAATGAGATACCTGCGTATCGAGCCTCAGACCTAAAGCAAGTCGATCAATGTGTGTACACATGGAAAAACAAAACAGAGTTTACTGAATCACCTGCGTTTTTAGAAGGTCGAGTGCAACACACAGTTTTTTTAGAACATCATAAATTTAATGATGATTTTGTCATACAACCAAACATAGATCGTAGAACCAAAGTAGGCAAAGAAGCCTATGAAGATTTTATGGCAACTGTAGGCAACAGAACTGCAATCACTCAAGACATGTACGATGTGTGCATGGACAGACGAAGAGTGGTACAAGATTTTATTCCTAACAATATAAACGATAAAACTGAATTGACTGTTTGTTATAAGTTGCATGGGCAAAACTTTAAGTCTAGGTTTGATTGGTACGATGGTAGGTATGTTTGGGATTTAAAAACCTGTCGTGATGCTTCACCTAGAGGCTTCAAGCAGGCTATTAATGTTTATAGGTATCATATGCAGGCTTCTTTGTATGTAGATGCCTGTAAGAGTCTAGGATTGCCTGTAGAAGGATTTTCGTTCTTGGCACAGGAAAAGGCTCATCCATATCCACATGTGGTTTACACCATGTCTGAGGAAGCCTTGGAGTATGGTAGAGCTAAGAACGAGCAAGCACTACATACTTTGTTAGAGGCTGAACACAAGAAAGATTACAAGCCTTATAATGTGCAAGGCACTCAGTTAGTTGAGTTACACGATCTATGGTGATCCATTTTCTAATAACCATTCTAATCTTCTGCGATCATACAGCCAAAAGACTAATAGGTATCTATCACCCATATCCACAGGTAATCCCCTGTGCATGTTAGTAAAGCTAGGGAAAATCAGTGCATGACCTGTGGGTAAAGGATTTACTTTGCCATAGTTATGAAATTCAGTGCCACCACCTTTGTACTTACCAGTATTTAATGGCACAACAATAGAAATATCTGCTGACTCATCGTGATGCCAAGCACCTTGTTGTTTGTCCTTTAGATTGTAATTGGCTATCTGTACTGAACCTATGTTGGAACAGTTGCGTTGCCAAATAGAATAAATGATTGGGTTGAGCACTGTTTGAACCACGAACCACATGTTGCGATATAACTCAGGCACTTGATCTCTTAACACTATCTCAGGTATTTGCCTAAGTTCATCTTCTTCTTCATTGGTTTGGAATTTCATTGTTTGGATTTCATCTATCAACATCTTGCAAAACTTTCTTCTAAACAAGGGCACCTTATAAATATCAGGATAAATTTTAGTGACATGCTTTTTAATGGGAGTGTCTTGCATACGATCCACACCATCACCAGTTGAAAATTTAGACAAGATAGGCAAGGATTCATCCACAGCTTGATAAGTGCTGTGCATGATTGACCAATGCGATTGCATTGATAATAAATAATTATTTAATCTATGAACTGTCACCCATAGAGTTTACATGCTTTATTGGTTATTTGCCAAAGGCTAGTTTGTGTATGATTTCTTCAATCTTGCGATATTTAACTTTCTCTTCTTGGGTTTGTTTGTCTTTGTTTAAGATAGGTAAACCCTGTTTCGACAAAGCCTCAATAATTATTTCTCTTTCTGCATCAGTTAAAATCATTTATGTGTTTATTATAAAAACTTTTTAGGATCAACGCTAGCCAGTCTTTCAATGACATGACTGGTGATATTTTTACTATGATCTCTTTCTTTGCGATCCAAAGCATCAGCCTTGTTGCGATAAGAAGCTACATACAGGTTTTCACCATACCTACCAATTTCAGCATGGTAGTTGTAAACATCGTACATGATTGTGGTTGTCATTATGCTACCTCCAAGGTTTGAAATTTTGATACAGCTTGGTGAAGATCACCACCAAAAATAAGTTTCTCTTCACCTTCCCAAGAGGCACAAGAATAAATTTTGATTGCTATATTTGTAAGCGTTGGAACTTCTTTGAAATTTTTTAATGGTGTGATTTCGTATCTATATTCCAAATCACCATGTTTGTTGTGGTGTTCTGTAATACCACAGTCTCCATATTTTTCGCCTTTATTAATAGACAAAAGAAAACAAGTTGATAAAGCATCCCTATTAACAAGATGTTTCATTGTTTCGTAATTATCATCGTAATATTCAATCGCTTCTTTGATGAATGTAAGACCACCTTTAGGGTAGCCATCATGGTGTTTATATATATGCACCTCTGATTGATCCCACTCAGAAAGTGTTTTAAATGTATATACTGCTCTTGTGCTCATTACTCTACCTCCTTAATTTTAGTAATTTTGATACTCCATCCATAAGGTGCATACACTGTGTGTGTGTCACCCACCTCAAGATTCTCTAAATGTTCGATGGTGAACTCGCCATCCTCATCAATACCCCAGTTACCTTCAATGCCATCAGCTACAAACTCTGCCATTGAAACTGTCTGTGGTTCTGTTTCACCATATGCTTCTTCATTCCAAGTCACTGTAAATTCCATTACGCTACCTCCTTTGTTAATTTTGTTAATATTCTGTTGTTTAAATTTAAACTGTTTTTAACATATCTTTTATCAGCAGTATGGTCGTTTAACATAGCTTGGTCTGTATCTCTATCTTCTTTTAAAAGATACTCAAGATGTTTTGCTTGTGCTTTGGTAAGTTCTAATTTCATTACGCTCCTCCTGTGATTGTGCCAATTAAGGCGATTAATAAAATTGGTACAGCCAATGCACTGAATACATTGGCTACTGGATTGTGGTAAAACCACATGTCGATTGTGTGTAACATTACGCTACCTCCTGAGAATTTTGATTAATATAATTTTTTAAGAAATCTTTAGATGCTTTGAAACAATAACCCTTGGTATTAATTTGTTTGTCACCATCAAAAACTTTCCAACCATAGTAGTCACAATCATTTCTAATTGTGTATTGACCATAAACATAAAGTCTTCTATCAGGATCATCAGTAAATGTTTCATTTTTAATTCTTATTAACTTAATTGTCATGTTGTCTCCTTTTTTGTTATTTAATTTATTTCCCATATACCTATTATGCACTTTTTTGCACAAAAGTACAACTATTTATACCTTTTATTTACATTTATTTTTAGCACTTATTTTCAACAAATATATGTACATTTTTGTATATTAGTATAAAATTACACCCACTATGGAAGAAAATACATTACAGAAAGTTAAATACCCACTAGGCAGGAAGAGTTTGGCAGTAGACTTAGACACTTATAATATGTTGCAAGAGATTTGCGACAGTGAAAGTCGATCTAAGATCGATCAATTGAAAGTGCTGATTAAAATGGCTCACAAACAATTGGTTGTTGCAGACACTACCTACTAGATGTTTGACAAAATCTTTAAACAGAAACAGTTACCTGTTTCTTATCAAATTGAGCACCCCAGTGAAATTGTTGAGTTGTTCAGTCGATTAACCTTGCATCATCAAACAGCATTAATAAGATTGATTTCAAGAAATCTTGTGATGAACA